ACTACTGATACACCGACTAATAATTTTGCAACATTAAATCCTTTAATATTAACTGCATCATATACTTTTTCAGAAGGTAATTGCAAATTAGTTACTAGTGGAAGTGATTCAACAGGTGGTGGAATAGGTACTATAGGAGTTTCACAAGGTAAATGGTTTTGGGAACTTAAATTATTAAGTGGTAACATGGGTAATCACACACATGGAATTATAAGTGAATTTACAAATACAAATCAATCAGCTTTGCAAAATAAAGTAGGTGTTACTCAATTTAGAAATGATGATGGTGGAGAAATGGTTAAAGATGGAACACAAACAAGTGCTGACTATGGAACTTTTTCTACAGGAGATATTATGGGTGTTGCTTTAAATGCAGACGATAATCAAATTTCTATATATAAAAATGGAAGTGTAATAGTTTCTAATTTTACTATAAGTACAACAAGAGGAATTTTATTTCCATTGATTTGTATGGGTATAAACTGTGAAACACAATGTAACTTCGGCAACGCACCTTACGCAATCTCATCAGGCAACACAGATGGTAATGGCTATGGAAACTTTGAGTATGCAGTTCCTAGTGGATATTATGCACTTAACACAAAAAACCTAGCGGAGTATGGATAATGAGTTATACAAATGGATTAGACAAACCATCAGATTATTTTAATACCGTTCTTTATACAGGTAATGGAACACTTGGTCATGCAATTACAGGTGTCGGACATAAACCTGATTTTGTTTGGATAAAAAATAGAGGTTCTGCTAATGGTCATGTTTTACATGATGTAATTAGAGGAGTTACTAAAAATATAGAAACAAGTTCTGCTGCGGCAGAAAATACACTTGACCCACTTAGTAGTTTTGACAGTGATGGATTTACATTAAATGGAACTGGTGGTGGAATAAATGGAAATACAGAAACATACGCATCATGGAATTGGAAAGCTGGAGGAACAGCAGTATCTAATACTGATGGAAGTATAACCTCAACTGTTAGTGCTAATACTACAAGTGGATTTAGTATTGTGTCTTATACAGGTAATTCTACATCTGGTGCTACAGTTGGTCATGGATTATCAAGTGCTTTAGGTATGCTTATAGTAAAAAATAGAAGTGAAGCTAAAAATTGGTGTGTTTTTCATCAATCAAATGGTGGTACAAAAAATCTTTCTTTAAATACTACTGATGCAGTTGAGGTTAATGCTACAAGATGGAATAATACTGCACCAACATCTTCTGTTTTTACATTAGGTAATTCAACTCCTGTAAATAATAATGGTATTACTTACATAGCTTACTGCTTCGCAGAGAAACAAGGCTACTCAAAATTTGGAAGCTACACAGGAAATGGTCAAGATACACCAAATGGTGTTTTTACCTATCTTGGTTTTACTCCAGCATTCATACTTATAAAAGCTACAGATATTAACTCATGGGTTATGGTGGATAATAAGCGTCCAGCAGATTCAAACCCAGTAGATAGTAGTTTAGCAGCAGATTCTACTGCAACAGAAACCACAGGCGATATTAACACAACTTTTGATTTTTTATCAAATGGATTTCGTACAAATGGAAATAGTGGAAATAATAATAGTTCAGGTCAAGAATATATCTACATGGCATTTGCTGAAAATCCATTCGTTTCATCATCTGGTGTACCAGCTACTGCGAGATAAGAAATCTTGCTATAACACATAATCTGGTATATTTTAAAGTATGCTACAAAAAATTCAATTTGCACCCGGCTTTAACAAGCAACAGACAGAATCTGGAGCTGAAGGTCAATGGATAGATGGCGATAATATTCGTTTTAGATATGGACAACCTGAAAAAATAGGCGGTTGGCAAGAGTTAATATCTAATACTATTGCAGGTCCTGTAAGAGAACAATTAACTTGGACAGATTTACAAGGTAGAAAATACGCAGCATTAGGAACTTCTAAAGTTCTTCTTATTTATTATGAAGGAACTCTTTATGATATTACTCCATTAGATACAGATAGAGCAATTACTGGAGCAACTTTTGATACTACAGATACTTCAACAACTGTAACCGTTAACAAATCTTCTCATGGATTTGAAGTTGGAGAATATATAAAATTTAGCACAGTAACAGCTCCTCCGGGATCCGGATACATATCAACAGATTTTACAGATGATTTATTTGAAATTATATCAAAACCAAATGATGATTCTTTTACTATTACTATGGCAACTGCTGCAACAGGAACAACGTCTGCTGCAGGTAGTGCTACTATTACACCTTATATAACTATAGGTCCTACTTTCCAAACTTCAGCTTATGGTTGGGGTACAGGTGTTTGGGGATCAACTCCAACTGGAACAGGATGGGGAGAAGAAACAACTGCTACAACTGTAACACTAGCTCCAGGTTCTTGGTCATTAGATAACTTTGGACAAATATTAGTTGCAACAGTTAAGAATGGTAAAACTTATACTTGGGATCCAAGCACACTTCCAGATCGTTTTGCAGTTAGAGCAGCTGTTATGACCGGTGCACCAACAGCATCTATTTTGACTTTAGTATCAGATAGAGATAGACACTTATTTCATATTGGAACAGAAACAACTATTGGAGATCCAAGTACTCAAGATCCAATGTTTATAAGATTTTCAAACCAAGAAGATTATAATACATATCAACCCACTGCAACCAATACGGCCGGTACTTTTAGACTAGATACTGGTAATGAAATTATTGGAGCGGTACAAGGTAAAGATTATATTTTAATATTAACGGATCAAGCAGCTTATACAATTCAGTTTGTGGGTCCACCTTTTACTTTTTCTGTTAGACAAGTAGGTACAAACTGTGGAGCTCTAGGTCAACACTGTATGGTCTATGCACAAGGTGCAGTATTTTGGATGGGATTTGGTGGTGGATTCTTTATGTTTGATGGAACCGTTAAACAATTAGGGTCTTTAGTTGAAGACTTTGTATTTACAGTTCAAGGTGATGGTCTTGGTATTAATTACGATGCCAGTCAAATAACTTATGCAGCTCACAACTCATTATATAATGAAGTTGTCTGGTATTATGCAACAGCAGATTCAACTCAAATTAATAGAAATGTAGTTTATAATTTTGTAGATAAAACTTGGACAACAGGATCTTTATCTAGAACAACTTATCAAGATGCACATACTTACGGATTACCTTATGCAACAGAATATAATTTAACAGGAGTTCCAACTTTCCCAGTGATTAATGGAGCAACGAGCAACTACGGATCTAGTCAATATTGGGCCCATGAAACAGGGGTTAACGAAGTGTCTTATAATGGAACTACAAGTGCTATTACTTCTTACATTCAATCTGGAGATTATGATATTACTGCAACAAGAACTATGCAAGGGCAATCAACTGGAATAGGAGATTTAAGAGGTGATGGTGAGAATATTATGAGAGTATCAAGATTTATACCTGACTTTAAAAACTTAAGTGGCAATGCAAAAATTACATTATTCTTTAGTAACTATCCTGCAGATACAGCGCAAAGTAGTTCTTTAGCTCCTTTGATCACTGGACCATTTACAATTACAACAAGCACTGATAAAGTAAATACTAGAGTTAGAGGAAGACTTGTGAGTTTAAAAATTGAAAATGATGCAATAGGTGAAACTTGGAGATATGGTACATTAAGATTAGATATTAGTGCGGGAGGAAGAAGATAATGGCAAAAATTACAGCATACATACCAGAACCAGTTGAAGAATATAAAGTTGAAAACCAAAGACAGATTATTGAAGCGGCAGTTACAATTAAAGACCAACTTAATTTTGGTTATCAAGAAGATTTAAAACAAGAGATTGAAAGATTTACTTGGTTTAATATGAGGTTTGGTTGCTAATGAGCTCATGTAATAATGTAAATACAACAGGTGGAACTAGTCCAGGTACTAGTGATATAGATTTTTTTCTTGCAGTTGCTAAAGGAGATTTTACAGGTTACACAAATGTTTCTAAGTTCGGATCTAATCCAAATATTAAATCATCAGGGTTTGAAACTATTTGGGATGGAAGTAATTTATATCCATGGCCAACAGCTGCTGATACTTTAGATGTTGTAAGTAATGATGCAAATGATGATGATGGAAGCACGGGTGCTAGAACTATTGAGATACAAGGATTAGATTCTTCTTGGAATTTATTAACTGAAACGGTTACTATGAATGGTACAACTACTGTTACAACTTCAGGAAACTTTTTAAGAGTATTTAGAGCAAGAGTAGTTACAGCAGGATCAAGTGAAACTAATGAAGGAACAATCACTATGAATCACACAACTTCTGGGGATTTACTTGCACAAATTAGTTTTGATACTATTGGACAAGGTCAAACATTAATGGCTTTGTATACAATACCTGCAGGTAAAACAGGATACATTATAAATGTAAACTTTTCATCTGCAAAAGATAGTGAGCATACATTTAGATTAATGACTAGAGATAACACTGTAACTGATGCTGCATGGAACGCTAAAGAATACGCATCAGCTAGAGGTGGATTTAATGATTGGAGAAAATTTGCAATTAATAAAGTAACAGAAAAAACTGATATAGATTTTCAAGCAATCGCAAGTAATGCATCAGCATGCGCTGGAGGATTTGAGTTAATACTCATAGATAACTAATGGCTAATTTTTATAAAAACGCATTCTATGATCCTAGCACAACCGATGTTGTGACTTTATATACGTGTCCCAATAATGCAAATGCAATTGTTCAAAATATACAAGTAACTAATGAGTCAGGTAGTAAAATAGTTAAAGCTTCTGTTTATGACTCAAATGTAACAACTGTTTTCCAAGTAGCTTATGCTAGTATCACTGGCCCCACTATTTGTAATTTAGCTAAAGGACCAATTATCCTTGAAGAAAACGACACCATAAGACTTGAATCTTCTGACGTTTCTGATATAAGTGCCACACTATCTATATTAGAAATAAGTAGAGAAGATCAGAATGGATGAACCAGTTAAAATAGAAACGACAACAAAACACACTTTTAGAAGTAAGTCTACAAATAAGACTTATGAAACTAAAGAAGAGTTTTTAAAGAATCATGCTGAAGATGATTTAGCAGTTGATACAGCAGTTACAGTTACCAATAAAGGATTAAACCTACTACAGAAAGTGATGAATCAAAAATAATGATAAACCAAAATCCTAGAGGCGGAACAGAGCTTCAATTTGAATATTTAAGAAAAAACGTTGATTCTAAATTATTAAATCAAGTACAAATATGTACATCTGTACCTGAATCTATTCCACTATCAAAAGATAAAATAAATATACTTTGGCAAAAGAATTCATATGATCAACCGAATCTGGCTCCATGGTTCAAAGATAAATCTAATCATAAAAAATATGATTGGTATGTATTTAATTCTAATTGGAATTTTGAAAAATTTAGAATGATGTTTGATATACCACTAGAGAGATCTTTGGTAATTAAAAATGCTGTAGATACTATTGAACCTACTCCAACTACATATAAAAAAGGTGATCCTATAAAAATTATACATCACTGTACACCTTGGAGAGGTTTATCTGTATTACTAGGTGCAATGCAACTTGTTAAGAATCCATTAATAAGTTTAGATGTTTATTCATCGACAGAAGTATATGGTAAAAATTTTCATAAAAAAACAGATGTTATATACAAAGATCTTTATGATCAAGCAAGACAACTCCCTAATGTAAATTATATTGGTTACAAACCAAATGAATACATTAAACAACATTTAAAAGATTATAGACTATTTGTGTATCCTAGTATTTGGGAAGAAACATTTTGTATATCTTTAATTGAAGCAATGGCTGCAGGGTTATATTGTGTAACAACTAATTATGGTGCGCTGTTTGAAACCGGAGCCGAGTTTCCAATGTACATTCCATACTCTAATAATTATGAATCTTTAGCTAGAAAATTTGCACAAGGTATAGAAGTCGCTGCACAATCGCTAGAGGCACCAGGCATCCAGGATCATTTAAAAATGCAAAGAGATTACGTTAATAGATTCTACAATTGGAATGTTAAATCAATAAGTTGGACTAGATTTTTACAAGGAGCAATCAATGCAAAATAATGAACCTATTTGGTTTAATGACAATAAAAAAATAAACGCTAATAAAGATACTTATCAAACAGAAAAATTAGAAAGAGTAGATTCTAAAAGTGGATTAGAATCATCTATTAAAATAATGGTATGTACTCCATGTCATAGTGAAGTATCTATGCATTACACTCAAGCAGTTTTAAAGTTTCAACAAGAATGTATGAAACGAAATATATTAGTTAGTTTTAGTTTATTAAAATCATCATTGGTTACACAAGGTAGAAACTTATGTGTAGCTGAGTTTTTAAATCATAAAGATAAATACGATTATTTACTATTTATAGATTCTGATATTTCTTTTAAAAGTGAGACTATATTTAAAATGATTGATGCAGATAAAGATATTATTGCATGTCCATATCCAATGAAGATGTTTGAAACAGAAAAGATGTGGAAGAAAATAAAGGAAACCGACATGGTTAAATCAGAAAAAGATTTGTTATCTTCAGGGTATATGTATCCAATTAAAATTGGTGAAAATAAACTTATAGTAGATAAAGGAGTTATGGAAGTAACTCATGCTCCAACAGGATGTATGTTAATTAAAAGAAATGTAATAGATAAATTGATAGCAAAACATCCTGAATTAGAGATATATCAACCCACTGTTATTAATGGTAAAGAGACTAAAAAAGAAAACTTTTATAACTTATTTGATACATTACATGATCCAGAAACTAAACGATACTTTGGAGAAGACTTTGGATTCTGTCAAAGATGGACTGATATTGGTGGTAAAGTATATGTATATGTAATGGACCATATATCTCACATTGGAGATCATGAGTATTGTGGTAGATTTTACGATATGTTGACTGGCTTAAAACGTGTTGACGTTGACAAGAAAATCAAATAAAGTATAGTATTTACAGGATATCTACGCCTGCTTAACAATATAAGTATATTTAAAATATGGCAATAAACAGATCATCAATGGAACGTCAATTACGTATGGGTGGAGGCATTATGAATGCTATGCCTAGACAACAATATGGCTTAGGTAGCTTTGTAAAAAAAGCTGTTAAAGGTGTTACCGGTGCTGTTAAAAAATTTGCTAAATCAGATTTAGGTAAAGCAGCATTAATAGGAGCAGCTGGTTTTGGAATTCCAGGAACACAATTTGGTGGTTTATTTGGTAGAGCAGGCATTGGTGGAGCAGCCACAGGTTTATTTGGTAAAGCAGGTATTGGTGCAACACTTAGTGGAATACCAGGGGCCTCAACAGTTTCAAATTTTTTAGGTGGTGAAAAAACATTAGGTAAAACTTTAGGAGTTATGGCAGGTGGTTCTTTATTAGGTGGTCTTTTAGCAAAAGCAGAAGCAGGTGATGAAGAAGCGGTTGCAGCGACTAGAGATGTAAATTCATTAAGAAGTTATTTAGATAGTGGTTATAGAAATTTAGGATATCCAGAAGATGAAATTCCGGCATTAGTTGAACAAGGTGTGTCTGAATATAGTTCATCTCAAGGAGGTTATGCTAATGGTGGTAGAATTGGTTTTAATAATGGTTCAGAAGATTATGGAAAATTAATTGATGCATATGAAAGAGGTATTGATGTAATGCCCGGTGAATCCTTAACAGATTATATTAATAGAATTAGGGAATCGGAAAGAAAAAATTCTGCTATGGGTGGTAGAATGCAATATGGTTTAGGTAGTTTAGTTAGAGGATCAGGAGTATTTCAACCTGTATCGGCTTCCATGAATGCAGGAGATACACCTGTTATGCCAAGTAGTGGTATGGGGGGAATGCTTTCTAAATTAATTAATAGTAATCCTGATATTTTTAAAAAATTAAGAAGTAGTAGTTCCAGTAATTTTATTGATGAAAATTTTAATGGTATAGATGATAGACAAGAAGTAGCTTATGGTGGTAGAATAGGTTATGCTTTTGGTACTCCAGAACAAAATGCTATTCAAGCTTCACAAATGGAAGGTTTACCTTTAAATCAAAACCCTGCAGGAGTTACAGAATTAGATCTTAGAGAAACAGGTGGATTTATTCCTCCAGTTGGTGTAAAAGAAAAGGCAGATGACATCCCAGCGATGTTAGCAAACAATGAATTCGTATTTACAGCTGATGCGGTAAGAGGAATGGGTGACGGAAACGTTAACAAAGGTGCACAACGTATGTATGATATGATGAAAAAATTAGAAAAAGGTGGTAGAGTATAATGGCTGAAATAGTTACACAAAGAACAGCACCCGCAGAATTTATAGAAGCTGCAGGTAAAACGTATTTAACAGATTTACAAAAAGCAATTGGTGGATATAAAGGCGCTGATCTGTCTACAACAATGGGCCCACAATTTGTTGCGGGACAAGATCCTTTATCTCTTCAAGCACAACAATTAGCAACACAAGGTATTGGTGGATATCAACCTTATTTACAAGCTGCGCAAGCTGCAACAGGACCTACAGGCTATCAAGCTTATATGTCTCCATATCAACAAGACATTATTGATACAACTTTACAAGAATACGATGTTCAAGCACAAAAAGGTTTACCCGCTTTAGCAGCGCAAGCAATTGGTGCAGGTGCATTTGGTGGTGGACGTGAAGGTGTTCAAAGAGCAGAATACCAATCAGCATCTGATAGAAATAGAGCAGCTTTACAAGCTCAATTATTACAACAAGGTTTTAGTCAAGCACAACAATTATCTCAACAAGATTTTATGAATCAATTAAATTTAGGTCAACAGTCACAATCTTTCTTGGGTCAAGATGTTGGAGCATTATCTGCTTTGGGTGGACAGAACCAAGCTCAAACACAAGCTCAATTAACTGCTCAACAACAATTATTACAAGCACAACAACAGCAACCATTAACTGCAGCGCAGCAATATGGTTCTGGTATTGCAAGTTTAATATCCGGATATCCAGGTTCAACAATGACGCAAACTTCTCCTTCACCAACAGCAGCTCAAACAGCGATAGGTTTAGGTTCAACGTTAGCAGGTTTGTATAGAGCATTTCCAGGAACTTAATTATGAGTAGAATATTTAAAAGACCTATGTTTAGAAAAGGTGGTAATGTTGGAGAAGGCATCATGACTGGTATTGTTGATAGAGAAAACCATGCTGAATCTGATCCTAATGGAGTAGGTTCACAAAATAGAGTAAAAGAATTAACAAAACAAAATTTAGATTTATTAATGCAAAATATTCCAGAAGATAAAGGATATGATCCATTAACTACATTTTTATTACAATATGGTCCATCAATAGCTACACAAACTGGTGGTAGAGGTTTAATTGGTAATTTAATTGGAGCAGCAGAAAAACCAATAGCTTCATTACTTACAGAAAAAGCTGAACAGAAAAAATTCTTAAGAGACCTTAAATCAGGAGCAACTCAATTAGGAATTGAACAAGCTGGTAAAGAAACTTTATTAGACAAAGAAATTCAAGCTAGATTAGATTTAGAAGCTGGTAAAATAAAACCAGATGCTATATATGAAGCAACTCTTCAAGAAGATTTTGCTACATATCCAGGACAACCTCAAGTAGCTCAAAGGGCTGCAAAATTTAAAACAACAAGAGCAGATGATTTATATGATAAAGTAGGTTCTAGAGCAGCTGGAGTTTTAACATTTGATATTAGTGATCCAGAACAAGTTAAAGCTAATGTAAAACAATTAAAAAAAATGGATGGTAAATTTGTTTATGATCCTTATGAAAATAATTATAAAAAAATTAATGTTCAAAAAGGAGTTATTGGTCAACCAACAACATACATGGATATTGAATCTATTAATTTAAAAGAAGTAACTAATGGAGCAGATACAGGTCCTGTAGTAGAAATGACTGAATATCAAAAAGAAATTTTAGCTGGAATTCCTAAATATAGAGAAGAACAAAAAAAATTAAAAGAGGAAAAACAAAAACAATCTAGATCAGATGTTTCTGAACAATATAAAAATGTTCCATCAATAGGTGAAGATTATTTATAAGAAAGGAGTAATTTAAATGGCCGAATTTGTTCCACTATTACCACAAGAAGAGGATAGTGAAGCCTCTTGGTACACTGCCGGTTTATCTGGTATAGCATCCGGTATTATAAAAGTTCCTGAAGGTGTATTTTCATTAGGTGCAGAATTAATAGATTTAGGTTTTGATACTGATACAGCCGCAGATGTAGAAATGTTTTTTGATAAACTTAATCCATTTGAAGAAATTGCAGAACAAAAAGGTATAGGTAAATTAACAGAGGCTTTAGTCTCTATTGGAATTCCAGGAACTGCAGGTTTTAAATTAGGTTCTAAACTAGCCAATAACTATTTTAAAAAGAAAGCTCTTAAACAAGCTTATAGTTCAGGAGATAAAGCTGTAATTAAAGCAGCGGAAAAAGCTTTTAAATTAAATAAAAAACAGGGTTATTCAAAATTTGCAGCGGGAGCTATGGGAGGTGCTGCGGGTGAAGCTTTTGTAGCAGATGTAGAAGATATTGGAACTTTTGGAGATATGTTTGACAAAGGTCCAACTCAATTAGATACTTTTTCTACAGGTGGAGGTAGAGAAGATGCAACAAGAAAATTATTAAATAGATTAAAGTTTGGTAGTGAATCTTTATTATTTACTCCAATAGTAGCTGCAGCAGGTAAAAGTGCTAAAGCATTAGCTACAAAAGGAAAAGAATTAGCTTACAGTAATAATGTACTTGAAAGATATTTAAATAAATTTGCAGAAGCCTTTACTCCAGAAGGACCTTTAACAAAAGCTTTATTTGGTTCACAAAAAGTAATGGAAGGATTTAGATCTGCTGACATGAACAAAGCTACAGAACTAGTAAAAAACATTGATAGAACAATTAATAAAGCATTTCCTGAAATGCAAAAAGCTTTAGATAAAACATTAAGTAAAGAGGAAAAAGAAGTGTTTTATGAAAAAGTAAATGATTTAATATTAGATGGAGATTTAACTAAATTTTCAGATCCAAAAAAAACAACTGAATTTTTAGAACTTTTAAAAAAACAAGGTGTAACTGATGAAACAGCTAATAATATTATTACCAACATTGACGAAGCAAGAGGAACATTTGGAAATTTAATCGAGACAGTAAATAATTTTAATGCACCAGAATTAAAAAGTATATTACAAAAGAGAATAAAATCTTCTATTAAAAATACATATAAAATATTTGAAGACGCTCCTATATTAGGAGTATTTGGTAGATATAAACCAACAGATGAAATTAGAGAAAATGCAACTAAATTTTTTGAAAAACAAATAGCTGCTTCTAGGGGTGATATAAATTACAATTTAGATACAGGTACTTATAGACAAGAAGCTAGAGACATTGTTGATAAAATTTTAGAAGATGGAGTTAGAGCTAAAAAAAGCAGTCGAGGTTTAGCTGATCCTTCGTATATTAAAAATACTTTAACCGGATTAGGTAAAGATGAAAAATTTATTAAAAATATAATTGATGACACTGCTGGCCCGGCGATACAAGTAAGAAAACTTTTAGGGGAAATGAAAGATCCTAGATATTCTATATTTAATGCAGTTACTGAACTATCAGGTATGGCTAGAACAAGTGCTATGTTAAAACAAATGGTAGATCAAAATGATATAATTCAAAAACAAGGAGGTGTAGGAAGTTTTTGGAAAACCGCAGAAGAAGCCAGAGCAGCTACTAATGGTACCGTTGAAATTATAGAAATAGGGGGGACAAAATCTAAAGATAAACTTTCTGAATTAGCAGATTTTAAAGCAGGTCAAATAGAAAATCCGTTAATAGGAAAATTTACAACTAAACCAATTGCAGATGCGTTAGAAAAAGCAAATAGTTTAACAGAAGGATATTTTACAGCAGCTGTTAGGGGTAAAGAAGGATCTTCTGCTGCAGAAAAAGGTGCAAGTTTTTTATATAGAAATTTATTGCTTTTTCCAAAAGCAACTTCACAGTTAGCTAAAACTGTTTTTTCTATACCTACACATTTACGTAATATTATTAGTGCGGGTGCATTTGCTTCAGCTAATGGAATTCTATTTGAAGGATTTAAAAATCCAAAATTATTAGGTGAATCTTTTAGAAAAGGTTGGCAAATATCAGGTGTAGGTAATTTAAAAAATACAAGATTTAAAGATGCTGATTTCGAAGCAGCTTATAGAGAATTATTGGAATTAGGAATTGTAAATTCTCAAGTACAAATTGGAGATCTTAGAGCTTTAATGAAAGATGTTAATTTTGGAGATAAAATAGCTGATTTAGACTCTGTTTTAAATCCAATGATGGCTAAATTAAAAAAATTTCCACAATATTTACAAGGTAAATACACAGCTGAAGATGATTTTTGGAAAATTACAAACTATTTTGTTGAATTATCTAGGAGAGATGAAGCTTACAAAAAAGCAAATATTATAAAAACACCTAAAGAATTAAAAGAAGAAGCTGCAGATATTGTAAGAAACACAGTACCAAATTATGCTTATGTTGGAGATGTTGTAAGAACTGCAAGGTTATTACCTGTTGGTAACTTTATGTCTTTTCCATCTGAAATGATTAGAACAACTGTTAATATTGGTGGTCAAGCAATTAAAGAAATGAAACATATTCCAGTTGCAGGTGAGAGAATTATAGGAACTGATATTGCTCCTATGGTTTTTATAGAAGGAAAAGGTTTAGTTAAAAATAATAACCCGATGTACAGTATAGGTGCAACAAGAGCTGCAGGTATGGCATTTACTTTAAATGCAGTTCCAGCAATGGTGGTAGAAGGTTCAAAAGCTTTATACAATGTAACAGAAGATGAAATACAGGCTTTAAGACAATTCGTTCCTGATTGGTCAAAAAATTCTACATTAGTTCCTATAAGAGATGAAGATACAGGTAAATTAAAATACATAGATTTTAGTCATTCAAATGCATATGATTTAATTGGAAGACCTTTTAGAACTTTAGCAAATGAAATTATGTCTGCTACAAAAGATGGAGATACTATATTACAAGGTTTTATAAATGGAGCTGATGAAGCAGTTACAGAAATAGCTTCTCCATTTATAGATGAATCTATTTGGACTCAAGCTGCAGCAGATATAAATTTATTTCCATTATTGCCAGGTAGAGGTGGTAGAACAAGAGATGGAAGAATTTTATATACAGAACAAACACCTATAGGTGATAGAATGTCAATTAAGTTTAGACATTTAATGGAAGCCTTAGCTCCCTCATACAAACAATTTATAAGAATAGGTCAAGCCGCTACAGGAACACCTACTAAAACTGGAAAGACATTAGAATTAGATGATCAAATTGCAGGTTTCATAGGGTTTAGACCTACAGAAGTTGATCCATTAAGATCAATGAGTTTTAAAATTGCTGAATATCAAACAGGTATAAGAAATTCTAGAAGAGAATTTACCGGTGGTGCCTTTGGATTATTAAGGGGTGGACCTATTAAACCCAATGATATTATTAATAGATTTTATGAATCTAATAAAGCTAGATTTAATGTTCAAAAAGAAATGAATAAAAATATTAATGCAGCCGAAATATTAGGTGTATCAAATAATGATTTAAGAAAAGAATTTAAAGATAGACAATTATCTACTGAAAATTTTAATGCATTAAGAACTGGAAAATTTAAAGCTTATTTTCCATCTGAAGATATTAGAGCTAGATTTGCAGAAATAGCTAGAGATTTAGGCGATTATGATGTTTTTAGAACAGTGTATCCAACACTAAAAAGAATGGAATTAGACATGAATAGATTATCTTTAAACGGTTTATATCAAAAAAATATCGAACGAACAGGTTTTTCTGAAGGAGGTTTGGCTACATATGAACCTACTTTACAAGAAACAGATGAAGGTGGTATAGATTTAAATGATTATTTAATAGAAGAAATACAACCAATGGCATTATCACAAACACCTATGCAAACACCTATGCCTAGCGCTGAAATTCTTCAACAGGCCCAGGCTTCAGGAATTGGACCAAATGGATTGACTCCAACTGAGAATGCTTTATTATCTGAGGAAGAGAAACAAATTAGACTAAGATCTAGAGGATTAGCATAATGGCTATATATGAAACACTGTATCCACAAGGAAATTTTTTAAATATTAGAGATAATGCTCCAACACAAGCAGACTATAATATTAGAGCAACAGAAGATTTAGTTAGAAATTTACCTGGAGGATTATTAAAAGATATAATTTCACCAGCAATGGCGGCTACTTTAAGTTTACCATATGATACCATTCAAGGTATATCAAGAGCAGATAGTTATACACCATCTGGAATAATGAAATCAATTGCTGCAGAAAATCCTTTATCAAGTGCATATGAAAGATTTATAGGTGCATCTGCTCCTTTAGCGGAAAGAATAAATAATTTAAATTTATTTAATTCTGCTGTTGCAGCTGAAAAACCTACGATTCCCAATGTTAGTTTAGGTACTCCACAAATTAATTTTAATACTGGAATTACAGGTGCATCTAATGCTATTCCAATGATTAATAATGTTCCAATGATTAATACCGGTGCTATAGATCAAAGGTTACAAAACACAGATTTAATTCAACAAATAATTGCTGCTAATCAAGTAGCTAATGCAAATAAATTTGGAAATACTGTAGCTCCTTTTTCTGGAAATCAAATTCCTCAAATTAATAATCAAATGCCATTTAATGATTTCTATGGTTCAGTTTATGAACCTTACAATGAAGAAAAAGATGACGAACAAGTAGATTATCTTCCAGGTCAATCTTCATTTAAAGATAAAATAAGTAATTTTGGAAGTAACGTTATGCAAAAATCTGGTATTGGAGGTTTATTAGGTTTAATAACTGGTAATCCATTAATTGGTTTAATAGGTAAAGGTATTGGTGGTTTAGCAAATAATTTTAATTCTAGTTTTGTAGGACCAAAAGGTTCGACTGGATATGGTAAAGATACCATTGGTGGTTTATTTGCAAGATCAAATAATTTTGCTGATTTTGTTCAAAGTATGAGGGATAAAAAAGCTAGAGAAGATGCTGCAGCAAGAGGAGCAGCTAAAGCAAATATGGCAGAAGCTAAATCAATAACAGATAGAATATCAAAAGATAAAGTATCATATCAAGATAATTACAGAGGAGGCGGCGGAGGCGGCGGAGGCGGCGGCGGAGGCGGCGGAGGCGGATCTTCAGGAAGTAAAGGAAGCAGAGGTGAAGGTATGGGTGGTTTTGGTGGAGGAGCAGACCGTGACTAGATCAAAAAACTCAGCTTTAGAAAAAATAGAATCTCACGAAAAACTTTGTCGTATAATGCAAAAACAAACTCACGAAAAAATTAATAAATTAGAAACTCAAATTGATAGAATTGAAAGAATTTTAATCGGTTGCGCTGGCGCTTTACTCATGGGTATGGGTGGAATGATTACAGCATTAATATTTAAATTATAGTTTTTTGGGAGGTTGGGCACTTAGCTGCCGGGATTGATTATAGTGGGGACTATAATCACTATATCCATTCTCTAAAATCTTCATCCATAATCGTATTGGCAATATCAACTTTATTACGTAAAGCTTTTACAATTCTTTCATCAATTGTATCTTCAGTCATAATATCAATATAAGTCATTTTTTTAGTTTGACCAATACGATCAATACGTGCTTCTGATTGTTGACGTTTCTCAAGGTCATAACCATTTGAAAAATAAACCATATTACTTCCAGCAGTTAAAGTAATACCATAACCACCGGTATGAGTAGTTCCTACAAAAAATCTACAATTATCATCTGTTTGAAATTTTTTAATATTAGCTGATCTTGCATCAGTATCCGTTGCACCATAATAATCTACAACAGAATCTTCACCATATACTTTTTTAATTTGTTCAATTATTCTTCTAACATCATGAGTATAGTGAGACCATATAATAGTTTTACCTTCAACGTTTTCTAATATGTTCATTAGTTCAGTTAATCTTTGACAAGGTAAATCTTTTATAGTTCCATCATCAGCTGTAAAATGTCCACAAGTAATTTGATGTAGTCTCATCAATTGAGTCATGACAGTTGCGGAAGATTGCATCTTACCATCTAAGAAAGCAATTGTTTCTTCTTTCATTTGTTTATAAACTTTTTTCTGTTCAGGTGTTAATTCAACATAATGTTTAACAAAAGTTTTTTCAGGTAAATCTAAACAATCATCTTTTAAAATTCTTTTTGAAAAAGGTTTTATTTTTTCTGATAATTCACCAAGGTTTCTATAACCAACAACAATCTCAACTCTTCTACCCTGTACTTCAATTTTTTTAGTAACAGCATACCTAGATTTAAATACCCAATAAGAATCATGATCTAATAACCATGGATCAAGAAATGCACATTGTGAAAATAAATCTAAAGGTGATTTAGTTACAGGTGAACCTGTAAGTATTCTTCTATATTTAGCATTATCTCTTAATGATAAAATATTTTTAGTTCTATTTGATGTAGGAGTTTTAATTGTAGTAGACTCATCAATTGCAATCATTGCCTTATGACATGATAAAAATTTTTGTGCAAAATCAGTTCCATTACCTGAACTAAATGATTCAACATTCATAATTAAAATATGTAAATCAGTTCCTGTTTCAAATAAAGTATTTAATATTTGTTTTTGTTTTGCTGATTTGTCTGATGTTTTCCATAGAACCATTTTCTTTTCGATATGATCAGGTAAATGTACAGGCACCTCCTGATCGTACCAGTTCTTATAAACACCTTTAGGTGCAATAAGAAGGAGACCATTTATCAGGCCTTTATCATATAAAATTGCAGCATTATCTAGTAATACCTTTGATTTACCTGTACCCATTTCCATGAAGTACGCAAAATTTTCTTTATCCCAAGATGCTTCTAATGCATCTAATTGGTGCTCATACGGCTTAGTTTTAAATTTATAATTCATAATATATAACCTTTACTTTTCTTTCTAAGAAGATATATATAGTTGAAAAAGAATATGTCAATAAAAAATAAAGTTTATCTAACTCAAGAAATTCCAGGTACGTCTATAGGACAACCAAAATATAATATTTTAGGTGCACAAAAGTTTGGACAAATTGTCACAGTGTTGCCAGAAAAAAGTCAAATTATTTTATCACCTGGTCCATTAATTCACAAATTAAGAACTGCATTAAAAGATTATACAACTGATGATTACTTATTATTATCAGGAGATCCTGCAATTATAGGAGTAGTTTGCTCAGTTGTTTGTGATATAACAAATGGAAAATTTAATTTATTAAAATGGGACAGACAAGAAAAAACTTACTATCCAATCGAAGTAGATATTTTTCAAAAATAAAACTTGACAAAATAAGTTTTAGTCACTATAATTACGACCATGAAAGTTATAAAGAAAAAAACCAAAGGAGTTATATATGATAATAGATATGCGTAAAGACGCACCTGATCAATCTAATAGTATTGATCCAGATAAACTTTCAACAGAAGTTGAAAAGTTACAATCCATACAAAACCAAATTGAAAATTTGGAAGCACAAGTAAAAGATTTAAAACAAGATGAAAAACATTTTAGTTGTGTTGTTATTCCAAAATTAATGGAAGACATGAACCTATCTAGTTTAAAACTAAAAGATGGTTCAGAGTTAACTGTTAAACAAATTTATAGTGCCACATTAAAAGCTGATAAAAAAGCTGAAGGCATACACTGGCTTCGAGACAATGGCTTAGGTGATATAGTAAAAAATAATATTACTGTATCATTTGGTCAAGGCGAAGATAACAAGGCTGTCGATTACGCTGGCCTTGCGAGGTCGAATGGGTATGAACCTATCCAAGAGGAGAAAGTTCACCCTTCGACACTCAAAGTAGTTATGAAGGAATGGAAAGACAAAGGTCGAGAAGTTCCTGAAGAACTATTCAATACATTTGATGGAAGTCAAACGTATTTAAAAAATAAAAAATAAATAATAACCTAATAAGGAGATATACTATGGCAGATACAAATGCTGTGACTAAGACAAACAGTGCGGGTGCACTGGCTACAATCAACCTAAGAGGAGACTCTGGAAGAGGTAGCGAAGAAATAAAATCGGATGATATGTCTACACCGATTTTAAAAATCCTACACCAACTATCACCTGAATGTAATAAGAGTAATGCAAAATACGTAGAAGGTTCACAACCTGGTATGATTTATGCAAAAGGTCTTGGTACATTAGTAGATGGTCAAGAAGGTGTAGACCTACTTGTTGCACACGTGCAAACAAGATATCCTGAATGGCAGGAAATGGGTGACGTAGCAGCTCCGCCTGTTGCAACTCATATGTCTGTGCCATCAGATGCCGTTGAAGAAAGAAACGGTAAATATAGACTGACTAATGGTAACTATTTAGAAAAGACTGCATATTTTTATGTAGTTGTTTTAGGTGATGAACCTAGACCTGCAGTAATTACTATGAGATCATCTAACTTAACACCTGCGAGAGAATTAAATCAGTTGATTAAAAATCTAAGATTTAAAGATGACAAAGGTGTTTATAATCCGGCAGCATATGCAGCAGTTTATAATTTAAAAACTGCAGCTAAAGTTGCGGGAAGTAAAAACTGGCATGTCTATAAACCTTCTATGAAGAGAGCGTTAGATATCTCTAAAAAAGAAGACGCAGACTTATATTTAATGGCACAGGAGTTTCAAAAATCTGTGTCAAAAGGTGCAGCTAAACCTGAATATGAGAAAAGCGATAAACCTCAAATATCAGATATTGTTTAATTCACTAAGTGAATACTTCGAAGGTGTGGTGGCAACGGGAGACTGTTGCCACCATTTAAAAAAATTAAAGGGATACAGATATGCAAGAGTTTATAAAAAATTTTACAGGTTTAGAACGTAATTACGGTTATTGTAATATTAGTAATGGTTATAAAGATCCTGATACAGGAAAGATAAGATTTAAAAATGGTGACTATGGGTGGTCAGGTAAACCTATAACTCAATTTGATTACAAACAACATTTAGATGGGACAAAATCAATAGGAATACAACCCTGTAATGATAGTGATTTAGCAAGGTTTGGTGCAATAGATATAGATCCAAAAATATATAAAAATTTAGATGTAAAATATTATCTAGATATAATTCAAGAAAAACAATTACCATTAATACCAGTTAAATCTAAAAGTGGTGGGCTTCATTTATATTTATTTACAAAAGAATTAGTAAGAGCAAAAGTAATAAAAGATTTTTTAGAAGACGTATTATTTTTATTTAAACTACCAATCAATACAGAAATATTTCCTAAACAAACTAAATTAGGAAGTGATACAAATGGAAATAAAGTAAACGGTAATTTTATAAATCTTCCATATTTTGGTAAAAAAGAAAGAGTTGCATTAGATCCATCGGGTAAAGAAATACCTTTTGATGTGTTTCTACAATGTGTTGAATTAAATAAAGTAGATTCAAATCAACTAAAAGAATTATCGGATAATCTTATTCAGAAAGCATTAACCGGAGGTGCAGAGGAATTTAAAGATGGTCCACCATGTTTGGAAATTTTATCAAAAAATAAAATGACAGATGGTCGTGATAGATTTTTATATAATTACATGGTCTTTGCTAAGAAAAAATATTCAGATGATTGGAAAAATAAAGTTCTACAAGCAGGTAGAAATTATTTTGAGTTTAATCAAACCTGGACAGATGATCACATTAAAATGAAAATAAAAAATTGGGAGAAGCAGGACAAAGGTCATACTTGTAGTGATGAATTACTTTCACCTGTTTGTGTTAAATCAGAATGTGTAAAAAGAAAATTTGGAATTATATCAGATAAGAAAATAGATTGGCCATTGATGACTAATCTAATCAAAGTAGATTTTAAACCAGATCCTGAATATTATCTTACGGTAGAAAATAAAAAAGGTGAATCAGTTTCAGTTCATGCAAAAGATGTAAATAAATTAAAAGATCAAAAAGAATTAAGAGGTTTAGTTATGGCTCAAGCGGATATATTTCCACCTCCTATTAAAGCAATGGACTTTCATGCAATGATAAATGCTTTGTTAGATACACAAGATACAGTGCAGCCGGCTCCAGGGACCAGACCAATGGAGATATTAAAGAAATTATTAAGGGAACATATTAACGGACCTCAGGCTACAACGCACAATTCTTTTTTAAGTGGTAACGTATTGAAAGATGAAACTTATGCATACTTTGTTTATGATGATTTCTATACTTTCTTAAAAGAAAACGAATGGAAGAAAGATGCATCTAGAACTTCTTACATGATAGAAAAAATGTTTGAAAATGAAAAAGATCATTTACCAAAACCAGAGTTTGGTAAGAAGAAAAGATTTCCAGGTAAAAATAAAAAAACAGATAAACCAAATCCAGGTGTTAATGGATGTGCATTTATACCTTTATATCTATTTAAAGAAGAAGACATGGAAGTAGAAGAGATTATAGAAATAGAAAATGAGGATGATATTGTATAATGATTTATAAATACTACGGTCCTCCAGGTACAGGTAAAACATATAAGCTTATCAGTAGAGCTAAAGCATATGTTAGAATGGGTGTACCGTTAGATAAAATTGCATACTTTGCTTTTACTAAAAAAGCTGCAGAAGAAGCTAGAGAAAGAATGCCAGCAGAAGACAAAGATTTATATTATTTTAGGACTATTCATTCATTTGCTTTTGATCAATTAGATTTAAATACTAAAAAAGTAATGCAAGGTAGTGATTATGAAAAGATAGGTAAGAAATTAAATTTAAGAGTTAAGTATTATGATAAATATAATAAAGAAGAAATATTTTATTTAAATAGTGATAGCCCATATTTTCAAATGATAGGGAAAGCAATTAATAGAGATGTAACTATTAGAGAAGAGTATGATAGAAATGAACATAACTCTAAAGAAATTAAATGGCATATATTAAAAAATATAAATGATAATTTAAAAAATTATAAGACTGTTAAAAAGAAATTAGATTTTAATGATATGATCAATCAATTATTATTAAAAGAAGATTTACCTAGATTTAAAGCAATCTTCATAGATGAAGCTCAAGATTTATCTCCATTACAATGGAAACTATTTGATAAATTAAAACAATATACAGATGATATTTATTTAGCAGGTGATGATGATCAGGCTATCTTTGCTTGGGCTGGAGCAGATGTAGATAGATTTATATCTGAAAAAGCAGATAAAGAAAAAGTATTGAAATATTCAAAAAGAATATCAAGAGCAGTTCAGGAACAATCAATCATACCTCTAACTAATATAATTGGTTTAAGAAAACTAAAAAAATATTATCCAAGAGACTACGAAGGTGAGTGTCTTAAAATAAATAACCTAGATCAAATAGATCTAACAGAGGGAAAATGGTTAATATTAACTAGAACTATTTCTAGATTAATAAGGATGACAAAAGAATTAAGAAAAAGAAATTTATATTATTATACTAATAAAGGTAAAAGTTTTGTAGTTAGAATATATAATGCATCAATTAATTATAATTCATGGTGTAGAGGAATTAAATTAGATGAAAAAGAAATAAAAGATGTAGAAGAATATACTGGTCTTAAACAAAATAAATGGGACAACACAATAGATTGGTTTGATGCTTTTAAAAAAGCAGATTTATCTGAGAAAGAATATATTAAAAATATGATAGATAATGGGGAAGACCTAGATGATAGGGCACGTATCAAAGTATCTACTATTCATGCAGCTAAAGGTGGAGAAGAAGATAGTGTAATTCTTTGTTTAGACATTGGAGATAAAATTAAAAAAGCAATTAAGAAGAGTCAAGCAAAGCATGATGAAGAACATAGAGTTTGGTATGTTGGGGGAACACGTGCAAGAAATAATTTATATAAATTAAAAGCAAGAATAAAAAGAAATGAATATAAACATATTTAAGAATTTACATACTAACCTATGTAAACCGATCGGGAGCGAGAAAACCCTTTTTGGTGGGTGGCAGCATCAAGCTCTAACGGGCGAAGTTGGTTCGATTTCTCCAACTCCCTATTCATTCATGGTCGTTAAACTAACAACTGTCACATTAAACTGAAAGGAAAACTATGACACACAAAGATGACTTGGAAAATGCATTTCCACAAGATAAACAAATTGGAGGATCTCATTATAAAGATTTTCCCATTCAACCTTATGAATTTATTTCAAAAAATAACTTATCATTTTTTCAAGGTAACGTTGTTAAATACGTTTGTAGATACTTGAATAAAAATGGAATACAAGATATAGAAAAGATAATTCATTACTGTGAATTAGAAATTAAAAAGATGAAAGACATGAAGAGGAAAAAATGAATACATATACTGAAATTTTTGGTTTATTAATTATAACAATATTTATGTTTGGATTGATATAATGGAAACTATTACTTTGAATAATATTTTAGTTACTAGAGAAAGATCTAATTCATATAGAATTAGATTGAATAATGGTTTACTTTTTTCAATTCCTAAAAATTTTATTAAATTTAATAATAGTAAAAAGACAGAAGCTATTTGTGTTAAAGAAATTTTTAATAACAATATTTTATTAGAAAAAAATAAAATAAAAAATAAAGAAATTGAATTTTTAAAAATGTTAAATAAAAGTAATTTGAAGGAGATTAGATAATGCCTAAATGTTTTAGTTGTAATGAAGAGCTTGTATGGCAAAATGATTATGATGGAGAAGACTGTGGTACAGATGAATTTTTAATTGTATCTATGTATCAATGTCCTAATGAAGATTGTAATGCGTGGTATGAAATGTATCACGGTAAACCAGAAAAGGAGAAACACTAATGTTGATGCCAACTACAGAATGGGTAGCACCTACAGAATTTCCTGATCTAAGAAAAGCAGATGAGATTGCAATTGACTTAGAAACCAGAGATCCTGATTTAAAGAGTAAGGGTTCAGGGGCCATAAGTGGTAATGGTGAAGTTGTGGGTATAGCTGTAGCTGTAGATGGCTATAAAAACTATTTTCCAATAGCACATGGTGAAGGTCCTAACCTACCTAGAGACCAGGTATTAAAATGGTTTAAAGATGTATGTGAATCACCTGCTACAAAAATATTTCACAATGCAATGTATGATGTATGTTGGATACGTAATTTAGGTATAAAAATCAATGGTTTAATTATTGATACGATGGTTGCAGCATCATTGATTGATGAAAATAGATTTTCATTTACATTAAATTCTTTATCTTGGGTCTATTTAAATAAAGGTAAGAATGAATCATTACTTACTAATGCAGCGAAAGAACGTGGATTAGATCCTAAAGCTGAAATGTGGAAAATGCCTGCAAGTGAAGTAGGAGCATATGCGGAAGAGGATGCAGCTCTAACTTTAGAGCTTTGGCATTTATTTAAAAAAATAATTATAGAAGAAGATCTACAGAATATATTTAATCTTGAGACTGATCTTTTTCCTTGTTTAGTTGATATGCGCCACCTAGGTGTTCGGGTAGATATCGAGAAAGCAAATCAATTGAAAACAGCACTGGCAATAAAAGAAGAAAACTTATTGCAACAAATAAAAATAGAATCAGGAGTAGACACTCAGTTATGGGCTGCCAGATCAATTGAAAAAGTTTTCCAAAAATTAAATTTACCTTACGAAGTAACTGAAAAAACTGGTGCACCATCATTTACTAAAAATTTTATTTCTAAACATAATCATCCTGTCGTTAACATGATAGCAGAAGCTAGAAAAATAAACAAGGTAAGAACAACTTTTATAGATACAATATTAAGACATGAACACAAAGGTAGAATTCATGCAGATATAAATCAAATTAGATCTGATGATGGAGGAACAGTTACAGGAAGGTTTAGTTATTCTAATCCAAATCTACAACAAATTCCAGCAAGAGATCCTGATACAGGTCCATTGATAAGATCACTATTTATACCAGAAGAAGGTTGTAAGTGGGGTACGTTTGATTACTCACAACAAGAACCAAGATTGGTTGCACACTACGCATTAAGATTTGAATACGATTCAGCACAAGTTATTGCAGACTCATATGAAAATGATCCATCAACTGACTTTCACCAAATTGTTGCGGACATGGCTGAGATTGATAGAAAAGAAGCTAAGACAATTAACTTAGGTTTATTTTATGGAATGGGTAAAGCTAAATTACAAAATGAATTAGCAGTATCAAAAGAAAAAGCAGATGAATTATTTAATACTTATCACGGTAGAGTTCCATTTGTAAAAGAATTAATGAGTGGAGTTATGAATGCTGCACAACAAAAAGGTAGAATAAAAACTTTATTAGGTAGACGTTGTAGATTTCCTAAGTACGAACCAATTCTAAGAGGTTCTGATTGGGGTACATTTGTACCTGCAGCAGATCATGAAAGAATGAAGGATCTAAAAGAAATGGGACCATACTTATTAGATGAGAATGGTGATCAAGAAAAAGATGTTGATGGTAAACCAAAGAAAAATTATTGGTATAAAAATGGACATAGAAGAGCATTTACTTACAAAGCATTAAACAAATTAATTCAAGGTAGTGCTGCTGATATGACTAAAAAAGCAATGGTTGATCTATATAAAGAAGGTTTAATAGGTCATATACAAATACATGATGAATTAGATTTTTCTATTGAATCAGAACAACAAGCTGATAAAATAAAACAAATTATGGAACAAGCAGTAGAACTAAAGATTCCTAATAAAGTTGATTATGAATCCGGTCCTAACTGGGGTGAAATAAAATAATGAAAAATTATGGCTTATTTAAATGCAAACATACCACCAATTTATTGCAAAATAAGGAAGGAGTATCTTTATGATCTTAAAAAACATCAAGGAGAAAGCATTGACTGTGTTATCTTTGGTCTCGTCTCTATATCAGGACGTGCGCTCTTATTTAATATCATGCTACCCAATGGTGCGTGCTTTTGGCGTTTGCCTATCTCAGCGTTTTTCCAAAAATCGTATGACCGAACCAAAGTGCCTGATATGCAAGTCAACGAAT